AACCTGTGACAGCACCAGAGAACGTCCCTGTAGTGCCTGACACAGCGCCTGAAAACGTACCTGTAGTACCTGAGATAGCCGCTGTTGAACTAGCGCCGATAACAGTGCCATCGATGTTACCACCGTCAATGTTAGCTGTAGTAGCCGTCAGGGAACTAAACGTACCAGCCGCAGGAGTAGTCCCACCGATTACCGTGTTGTCTACAGTTCCTGCGTTGATGTCTGCTGTAGTAGCAACAAGTGAACTAAACGTGCCAGCACCCGGAGTAGAGCCACCAATGGTTACACCGTCAATAGTACCGCCGTCAATGTTAGTAGTTACTGAGCCACCTGTGAAGTTTACAGTTCCTGTGGCAGTAATGCCGTCAAACGTAGCAGTACCAGTAAACGTAGGACCAGCTAGATCAGACTTGGTTGCTACTGCCGTTGCAATAGCGTTAAATTCGGTATCAAACTCTGAGCCACGGATAACCTTATTAGTGTCACCTGTAGGCAAAGAGTCCTTAGCTGTAAAGTTTGTTGATTTTACGTAGTTGGACATAAGGCTTTCCTATCCGTTATCTTTTAGTTAACCGCCCTGTCATCAAGACGTTTAAATAAAAGGGGGCCATGAAGACCCCCAGAGAGAGTAGCTTACTCGTCGCAGACAGACAGGATAAATCCTGCTTCGGGACGATAAGTCTCAACACCGTACAGCGTGTCAGACGTAAACAGCGTAGACAGGTATTCCTGCTTGTACTGGGTCTGAGAGCGTACAGCCAGTTGCTCTGCCATTACCAAAGCATCCTTGTGGAAGAACAAGCAACCACGAGTATCAGCGGTAGAAGCAGTGTTTTGAGCCGCCGCTTCAATAACAGGAGCGTTGCTAGACACGTAGATGTCTACACCGTACAGGTTACCAATCAGACCTGACTCAACGCCACGGCCGCCAACAAAGTCGGAAGACACGTAACGATCAATGCCCATGATTGACTTACGAACAGCAGGAGGAATTACGAGAACTCGTCCGTCCATAGGTACGTCAGCGTCGTCCATCAGCTTGATAGCCTCACGGAAGCCAAGGTCAGTGAAGTTGTCACCAGTAGTAACAGTGTCAACAGCGTAAGCCGCAAGGCCAGAAGAGGCATTGAAGTAGTAACTGTTGCTGTTTACCCAGTTAGCGCCAGTGTTGGCAGGAGAAGCAGTACGAGTACCGTCACCAAAGCCAGTAGCGGCGTTAATCAGGTCAGTGTCAACTTGCAGAGCCAGTTGGTAACCAGCGTCTTCAGTGTAGAACTGTCGCAGAGAAGACAGAGCCTGTACTTCTACGATGTCCTCAATCAGACGAGAGTACTCAAAGTGACGGTCGACAGTGACAGTCAACTCTGACTCAAGGTTAGCCTGAATGGTTACCGCAACAGCTTCTGCCTTAGCGTTAGCTGATCCACGGATGGGCTTAGGAATGTGAATAACGTCACCCTTCTTGCCGGTCATAGACAGACGCTTGACAAGGGGAGCCATCTTCAGGTTCTTTTGATAAGCGGCGATGATTTCATCGGACCAGATTTCGGGGATAAAAGTACCCGCCGCAGTTTTGTCTACTACAGCATTAGCTGTAAAATATGCACCAGAGGTTTCACCAGCCATTTTAATTCTCCTTAAGTATTAGGCTAGCGTACACGACCCTCTGCGTATGCTTTCAGCAATTCGTCTGAAAGACTTTGGTAACGCTCTGGGTCTGTTCGCATAAGTTTAATAATGTCAGCACGACGATAAACTTTCTTGCGTGTTCCCTCCGCTGTTCCACGAGCGTTGCCTGTGCTGGCTGACTTCAGGGTGTTCTTACGTGCCTGTTTTTCAACGTTGGCGGTCTGCTGTGCTACGCTTGCTCTCTCTTTCCAGAGACTGAACAATTCGTCAGCCGCATCGTAGTCGTACCCTTGGTCTGCCTGAACAAACAACTGTGTTCGGACTTTTGACCCCTTGATCCATTCAGCAAAACTGGCGTCTTGCAGTATACTTTCCATATCAGGATGCTTGGATTTCAACTGTGCAAGTGTAGCCTGTTGTCTAGCCTGTTGTGTGTAGGCTTCTGCTTCCCTGATCTTAGGGTGGTTATCTATAGCTCTGTTAACAGCGGACTGTGGATCTACAAAGAAATCTACGTCATCGTCTTCTTGTTGCTGTTGTTGAGGTGCTTGTTGATTTGAGAGTTGTGTCTGAATGTAGTCATCAACGACCTTCCGTAACTCACCAACTTCCGTACTCTGTTTGCCTGAAAACTTCTCAAGCTCTTGGTGCATCTGTACAAGTTGTTCTACAGACTTACCACGGTACTTTTCGGGGACTTCTGGTTCTTGAGGTTGTTCCTCTTCTTGAGGAGTCTCTACAGTGTCTGTGGTTAGTTCTTCAGTTGTTTCCGTTGGTTCTTCTTCAGGACGCTCATCAAGTAATTGTGCTCGTGACATAATATAAACTTACCCCGCCTATTATTAAGGTTATGGAGGATTAAAATAGGAAGTGACCTAAGACTAGGATTCCCGACTAGATCGCCCAGCGTTCTCGTGTTCACGTACCCACTTCATGTGTCTGCCGGGGAAGTCCCCAGAAGACCCTTCGAGTATGTGTTGAGTTGCTGAAACGATTTTTGTAGCGTTGGCTCCGCATCCGCACCTACTGGATGTGGTATTACCGTCTACAAATTCTTCAAAGATATGTCCGTTTGTACAGCGAAAATCAAATACTTTAATCATCGCTCTTTGTTAGCTCATCGTAGTTATTGTTAGTAGTTGTTTCAAAGTTGATAAGATAAGCAAGTACGTTGAGTTGTCCCTTACGCACAAACAAATCGTTTTCATCTTTGGTTGCTTCTACGCTGTTAATTACGACAGCATTTTGAGTAAGTTCTTCAATTAGCTGTTTCCAACCATCGGTTCTAAACAGGTCAAAGTACTTGTTGTAGTATTGTTCAGTTTCTTGATCTAGTGAGGCCATGCGGTTGTCTCTATATCCCTATTATAACATATTTTTAACTAAAAGTCAAGTATTATTTATCGGTATTATTTACTTTTTCTTTTTAGTCTTCTTTTTCATCTTAGCTTTGGCTTTTGCGGCGGCTTTGTAGCCCTCTTTCGTGTAAGGGTAGTGTTTTTTACCTACTTTTGGCATTATTTACTCCTTTTTCGTTTTTTGGCTGTTTTAGCCGCTTTCTTAAAGGCACTAGCCGTAGGCGCACCCTTAGATCCGGGTTTACGCATACGTTCGCCAGAGCCAGCCTTGATTCTCTTGCGTTTCTTGTGTATGTTCTCGTATAGTCCAGCCATATCACCATTTCACCTTGTTTGCCCAGTATGCGGCACTCATCTTTCCTTTAGCAATGTTCTTAGAGTGTCTAGCCTTAAAGGACTTACGCCTCGCTTTTTCTTTAGCAGTCTTAGGATCTTTTCCAGCACCACTGACTCCCTGTTGTCCAAATCTTATGGTCTTAACCTTGTCTCCCTCTTTAGCAACAACTACGTGTGACTTCGTGGGATGATTAGGCGTCCTCTTTGGCTTGTTGTACCCGCTTACTCCCGCTCTTGCTAGTCTTGGGTCTTTCTTGCTCATTGACCTTGGCCTCCAGTTGGTCCAGCTTGACTTGGAGCATTTCCAATTTGTCGAACTGGTCTTTGAACGCTTGGTTGATTTGGTCTAGGAATTTGGTCATTTCCACTTGTGTCATTAGCACGGGGTGTTGCTCCTCTAGATGCTTGGTTGTTTAGGTTTTTCTCTTTTAACGCCACTTCAGCAATCTTCAGCCTACGTTCAAACTCTTTGTCGTCGGCGTCGCCTTCTCTGAGGTTTCGTGTGATTGCCTCAATCTTTTCGATCTCAAGCTCCTGTGGCGCAAGCTGTGAATCAACAGCGTACTTGGTAGCCCTAGCCTGAGATTCTGCGGCCTGACCCTGTAGAGCGGCAGTTTGCGCTTGCTGGAACTCAAGCTGTGCTTGTTGTGCCACCATAGCCATCTGCTGTGCTTGAGGATCAGGTTGTGAAGCCTGTTGCATTGCCGCAATGAGTTCCTCACGGTTACTGAGGTTCATGTTGTCAATGATGCTCTGGATCAGCACAGGGTACAACGGGCTGTCTTGCTTCATAGTCTGCAAGAGTTGCACCAACTGAGTAACCTCGTACTCACGAGCGATAATACCCAGAGTGCTCGTAGCGTTGAACTTGTAGTCAGCTACGGGGTAGTTCTCAGGGTCAAACTGCATGTACCGGTGTGCGGCTTTGGTTACAAACGGCAGTAGGAAAGACTGCTGGAAGTTTATAAGAGTGCGCTTATGCCGCTTAATAATAGCACCAAGAGACATACTAATGCCAGCGGCAGTAGCTTCACCATTGACTTGTCCCGCAATGCCAGCGGAATCCACGGCTCCAGTTGCTTGTTGCACCATTTGTTGAAGGCTAGCGGCTTGTGCAAAAGTGATTTGCCCCACTTGCCCAAAGTTGAAAGGTTGAAGTACTTCACGGGGATCTCCATTAGTTAGTATCATCTTGCCGGGGCGAACTTCTGGTCTAGCGCCTCTGGGCAACCTAGTCGCATCAATCGCCAGCATAGGATGAATAGTAAGTGACAAGGCGTCAATACGTGCGCGTAACTCTGTGTCTAGAGCCTTCTGGCTGTTGTAGCCCTTCTCGCACACACCTCTGCCCCAGAACCGTCCGGGTACTACGTCCCAAGGGAACGCAACAACAGGACGATCTTGCATCATGTAGGGGTTGGCTTCAGCTTTAAGAAGCGTACCACCGTTGGCTACCACCACGATAGCCTCAACGTAACGTGAGTCTTCTTCTACGTCTACGTCTTCAGCCTCTAGCAACTCACGAGGCACTAAACCGTAGTACTTGGTCAGTCGTACCTTGTCATCGTTGTATATCGTCAGGTCTTGGTCAGGCTCTAGGTCTGCGTCAGGTGCCGCTGATTCAATCAGGGCTTCTCTGTACACGCCTTGCTCCTGTAGTAGCTCTACGCTGTGCTTGGACACAAACTCGTCCACAGCAACACCCATAGCGTCCTCAACGGACGTAGCCACGGGGTCAATCAGGAAGTTCTGAGGCAACACGGGCTTCAGCTTTACTACAACCCTGTCGGTGATGTTAACACCCACGGCGGTCAACTGTCCGTCCATGATCGGCTGTGTGGCTGGAGCCATCTCCTTGATTTCTTCTAGAGTAATCTCACCGATACCTGTGCCAAACACAGCGGCGTTGATGAGGCACTCTGCTACAGCTTTACGTACCTTACAGGCTTCAAAGTCTTCAGCGAGCTTCTTGCGGAGGTACAGAATGTCCTGCTTGTCTTGGTCGTTGGTGTCATCAGAAATGTCAAACCACTTACCTCTGCCAAACGTGGCTTCCTCTAGCTCCGCTACGTTAGACTCTACAGCTTGCTGAAGCGCAGGAGAGATAATTCTAGAACGTTCCGATGCTCTTTCGGAGTCAGCAGGGTCCCATTGACCTCGCCATAGCCTATAGTATTCTTCAAATTTTTCTTCGTAGTTTGACTCATAGTGATCTCTCCAGTTTTCACACTTGGTCATCACCCACTCTTCCAGAGACTCCTCAATCATCAGAGGGTCTGGGCTATAAATTTCTTCTGCCATATTAGTATCCTGCTACTACGTCGAGTATCTCGTGATCGTCTATTTCAAAGTCGTAGCTGTAAGCTACCTTAGCCAACTGGTCTATGTACGCTAGAGCGTCAACCAAGTCGTCGTGGGTTAGTGCGTCTGGAAACTGAAAGAGTTGATCTAGAAATCTACTGTTCCACTCTCCTTTTCTCAGGGTTACGTATCCGTTTTCAAAGCGCCCCTGTAGCGCCCACATCACCCTGTCAGTCTTTTTCTTGTTACCGTGGGTTAACTCTTCTACCCTGAAAAACTGCCCGTAGCGTTTCATTAAGTCCATCAGAGGAGACATTACAGCTTGCTTGGCAATTCCTCGTTCAATACCAACGCTAATGGGTCTGTAGTCTCTAACGGCCTGAAATATCTTGGCGGCAGTCTCGTTAAGCTCCCACCGCCCATGTATAATGTTATCAACGTACCAACCATCAG